AACCGCTACGTTTGTAGACCTGCCTAATGTAGTAATTCCATTAATATTAGCAGTGCCTGATACATCTAATTTGTATCCTGGTGAACTAACACCAATCCCCACGTTGCCGCTTGCGTCTTTGTAAAACTGCCCGCTGCCGAGGTTGACGATGCCCGTGCCGCCCGTCAGCGTGGTGCTGTAGGCAAGGGATGTGAAAGAGGCAGCCGCTGCTGTAGACCCACCTATTGCAGTGTTATTGATTGTGCTTGCACCGGTAACAGTAAGCGTACCGGCCACCGTCAGCGTCTTCCCTGACCCGACATTGAGGCCGACGCTGGTTCCCGTTCCAGCCGCAGTAAACACCGCGTCCACCGAGTCCAGGTCGGTGTTGATCTTCGTACCCCAGGTGTCGGTGCTTGATCCTACCTCTGGTTTGGTAAGGAGTAGGTTGGTCGTCGTTGTATCAGCCATGATTTACCTCATTGGGTTGTCCAACTCTTAGACGTTGCGCCTAATGGTGTCCAAGGGTTGGTGTTGTCAGAAATTATAGTCCAGCTATCCGTATTTTGGGACTGCGTAGTCCATGTGGTAGTTGCTGTACCAGAGTCAGTCCAAGTGTCTGGATTGATTGGTTCCGGCTCCCACTTGAGCCTGGCAGCAATCAGGTCCAGTGCTGTTACAGCATCCGCAATCTGCACTAGGTAGATTGATCCTCCAGCGCCAAAGCCGTCAGTCGCAGCACCTGGCTCCAGCATTGCAATGCTAAAGGTGCTTCCAGCAGCAGAATAAGCATCACTGCCGGTTAACATTTCTAGAACATCAAGAAAGAAAGCAAATACACCGTCTTGCGTATCAGCCGCTGTGCCTACCTCTGCGCTATTTACAAAATATGCAAAGGCAGGAGTCAGTGTGTCTGAAAGTGTTCCAGATTCAGCCAAAACTGAACTAAGGGTAAACGTGCTGATTGCGGTATCAGACGCCGCCAAAGAGTCAAGCGCCGCAGCTACAGCAGTCAATGCGTTGCTTACAGCGTCAGAAGTTGACCCAGCTTCTGCCAGATTGACCGGCATGACAACAACGCCAATTTGTGAATCAGTCGCACTTCCAGTTTCTGTAGCAAATGCCACAGCCACCATCTGGTTGGCTAGTGAGTCTGCTGCCGTAGCGCTTTCTGCCGCAAAGGCTATTACGTTAAAACTGGATACTTGGGCATCTGAGGCTGAACCAGATTCTGTTATTGCTGCCACCGCAGTCAAACTGTTCGCAATAGAATCTGTAGATGATGCTGCCTCAGATAGAACTGTGGGGATTGTTAAGGCCCCAATGGTGCTGTCAGATGCCGCACTAGCTTCCGATAACGACAATGCAAATGTGACTGCTAGTGATTGGCTATCTGCGCTGGTTACTGCCTCTGCAATTGCAGCGGAATAAACAAATCCAGATAGCAATCCATCAACTGCATTCATGCCATACGCGCTGTATCCATACGCTCCATCACCATACCCAGACGTTCCCTCTGTTAGAGTTACAGAGTAGACTGTTCCAGATAAAGTGCTAAATGGACTTTGTGAGAATGCTGAAAAGCCAAGCATGGCATTTCCTACTCGCTTGGCGAGGTTTCTAGAATTGTAGGCTGGTTGCCAGCTTCTACCCAATCAATGTAAGCGCGGAAGTCTGGGTCTTGGTCTGACTGACAAGGCGCAACCACCTTGCCGTCGGCATCCCGCGTGACGGTTCCTTGGTCAAGAATAATCGTGTACATCAGTAGTCTGTCTCAATCCACCAACCGCCAAATTGCAACTGTGTAGCTGCTGCCGTTGTATTGTTAGTTATCCAATGCCTAAAATTCAAAAATGTAGTATTTGCAGGTAATACAGTTCCAGCAGTACCCGTCAAAGTTCCGGTGGCTACATCGCCGGTATTCAACCTTACAACTTGATAATAAACTGTATTGTTTGATGTTGGTGGGGCAAATAAAGTAAGTTCGTACCAATCAGTGTCTGATGTATTTGTTGGGAAACTTGTTCCTAAGTCAATTGGGGTTTGCGCAGCAGAACCGCCGTAGTAAATGAATAGATTTGTATTTGCCGCACCCTGCCCAACTCCAATACAGTTGGTTAGTGTTGATGGCTCTACGTTAGTCGGGTTAGCAATAGAAGAAGTCATGCCTACAAATGACCTTTTATTTGCCACGACAGTTAAGTGACCAAATCTGCTAGTCATATAAAAACCTCCATAAGCAGGGGAGGTGGCAGAACCTAAAGTATACAAACTTATACTTGTTGCTTTCAGATAACCTACGGCTCCAGCCGTGGTAGTTGAACTATATCCAGTTCGTGGTGCTCTAGTAAACATACTAGTTGCTGCAATAGTAGCAATTTGTTGGTTTAAGTCTGCAACAACAAGGGTTGGAGATGTAGTAGTATTTCCCCCAGGAATTGGAAATATATATGAAGTACGTTTATTAGATAACGCTACTTGCAGTGGATATGCCGCATTGGTAGCGTTCAAAAACGCTGGTGCTGCATAGCCTCCTCCAATATTCCTAGCAAATGTTTTGAGATTTCCAGCAGATGGTGAGGCTGGAATTGATGCAACCGTAACGCTTGAAACTTGGTTTGTTGTGCCCGTCAGGTTAACAGTTGTAAATGCTCCGGTTGATGGAGTCGTTGCACCAATGCTGGAGTTTTCAATTACATATCCGCTGACCTTGTCGCTTGCGTCTTCGTTGACTGATTTACCGGCTGGGTAACTACAGAATACGTTTTTTGTACCAGCAGAGAAAGTGACTAAGCTATTGGAGTTGCTTGAACTTAGTACGGTTGTTCTGGATAGGGTTGTACCGGAAGCTGTGTATGTACCAATCCCAACCTCCCATTCGGATGTACCTATTCCTGCAATCGTGTAATAGGTAGTATTGCCATCACCAATAGCAGCAAAAGACTGAAAACCTGTAGCTGCACCCGCCAGGGTGACGGTTCCAGTTCCGGTTGTAGTTGTGGTTTCTTGAACCCGATCAGCAATTACAAGAGCCATTAAAGACTCCTACCGGTCAGCTTGCAACAAGTTCGTCTTCTTTGAAGAAACGCTCTTGTGCCTGATTGAATTGATCGGTATATGAAACGCGCAGCAGGAGTGTCGATTCGTTATCCACAACTGCACCAATCACAACAGTACCCGTCATGGCCGTACCCTTGATGGTCACGTTGTCACCTGTTTTGAATGCCATGATTGAATCCTTATACAGACGCGGTATAGGTGACGTTCAATGTATCGCCAGAGGCTACAGAACGGTTTCCACCAGTAAAGCTACCAGCAGAGTACAGAACTCCTGATGTAGTCGCACGCACCTGAGTCACGGTCAACAATGCACCGGCAATGGTTGCTGTGGCGTTAATGCTGAATGAGGTTGCAGTGGATGCCTTGGAACTAGACGCCGCAGCGTTCCATGCAACCGTGATACGGTTTGAGCCTGTGTAGGCGGTGCTTTCGGTCCAGCCAGCGTGAGATGCAAGCGTGTCACCGGCCGCATAAGTAGGAGTGCTTGCGCCATCCACCAGGCCCATGTACCAAGCTGCGGTGTACGCGCTGCCAGCAAAATACTTGTCAAGCAGATCGTTCTTTCCTACTGTCACCACCAGGTTTTCAATGGTATCAACCCACTTGACTTGACCATCTTGACCAACGCATTCAACGTGGTAAGAGCCAGTGACTCCAATGGTTTCATCTAAATCGGATTTACGGGAAATTGCTACGCTTGCAGCATCTTGACCATTGATACGCTCTGATTGCATTTTGTTCTCCAAAACTGGGAAAATTTTAACCGAAAGATCTAGCGCGTGACTTTAGCTTACCGCCGCTAGTCGCTCCACGCTCGTCTGCAATTTGCAGTTCCTCAATACCTCTTTGGTAAAGACCAGCCCACACTTGAATTCTTGCGTCATCCTGTAGGTAAGGTGCAGCCTGTAGCAAAGAACCGTACAGATACACGTCAGGAGCTTTTGTCAGCAGCCAGTTGGTGGTGTTGGACGTGGATAGCTTGCTGAGTTTGCTGTAGTAGATCAACTCGCCGGTGTAGCTTGAATCAGGGATTGGGACAACGCGGATCTGAGAACCGACTACGCCAAAGAATTTAGGTTTACCGCTTGACGTGTAGACAGTCAGCAAGTCATCCAGGCTATCGATGGTCTCAAACTGCAACGGCGTGACAGGATTGGTGTCCATCTTGAACGTCCGCGCCTCTAGGAAGTCGCCTGGCGTTGCGTTGTACTCAGCATCAATGGTGGCCGTGGCACGGGTAATCATCTGGGTCGTGCGCAGAGTACGCTCCATCTGAGCCTCGGCCAGAGATACAAAGTCGGTGATGGCAGACGTGAGATCGCTACGGTTGAGCCAATCGGCGACCGAGGCTTTCAGTTCAGCGTAGGTGCTAAGTGCCATGCTCTGCCTTTTCCTTCTCGATGTCGCGCATCATCCAGGTATGGTCGTGCTTGAATTCAAACGTCCCGATGTGGCCTATTTCTTTGCTCACGTCGTGGTCTATGTAGATTTTATACCCTGCTGCTTGCGCCTTGCGGCAGAAGAAGATGTCCTCACCGATGTAGCCACGCTTGTCGGTACGCCAGGGAGTCTCGAACCAAGGTTCTGTCAGCTTCTCAAAGACGTTGCGCTTGATGAGCATCACGCCCATGCCGATGCTGCCCACTTCCTCAATGCCGGTTGACTCAGGCATCGTATAAACCAGTTCGCGCTCGCCATCAGGGCCATACTTCTGCGCAGTTGGGCCGGTAGGGATGCGGCGCCTGGCGCAGTTGGTCGCCACGATGTCCAGGTCGTGCTTGATTAGGCGCTCGACCATATCCTGCGGGAACGTCATGTCTGAGTCGATGAATAGGATGTGGGTGCAGCCCTCGGCCATCGCATCCAGCGCCAGGTCAGCACGCTGGTTCTGTATCAGCGTGCCCTGCATGATCTTGAGAGACACTGCATCTGTGGTGTTCAGCGTGTGGTAGCAGACCATATTCACAAGGCAATAGGTGAAATTGGCGTGGACCATGTCCCGCGCTGGGGTGCAGACTGCAATGTAGTTATTCATACTTGTCCAGGTCTCGTTCTGAAAAATCTGTTGTCCGGGTCATTGAGCCAGCGTTTCATGTACGCCTGATCGTCTAGCTTGCCCTCGGCCTTGAGTTTGTAGTAGACGCCCTCTGGAATGCTGGCGACGTGATGCCACTCGCCACTCCAGTTTGCGCGTTCATCTACCTTATTGAAATCCGCCTTGTTTGCTTCAACAACTGCTGTGACATCCTGCTGAGTCTGAATTGTTGCCTGGCCGGTTTCATCGTTGTAATGCCAAAAACGGGTGATACCCGCTTCTTTGTTCTCGTCAAATACTTGATTATTCATGCGTTAAAAAAGGGACCAGGTTTCCCTGATCCCTTCAAGTTGATTACGATGTAATCAGGTCAGCAGCCAGGCCGTGGGCATTCTCGGCCAGCACCTTGTGACCCCACTCCACCAGCAACATACGCTTCTCAGCGTCTCCGGTCTTAGCGAGTTCAATTTGCTGGTAAGGACGCAGAACGGTCATCTTGGCGTACTCAGGATCGAGTACCCATGCATCACGCTCACGCTGGAAACGGTTAGCAATCACGCTAACTTGACCAAAGTCGCTGACGTAGATGTCAACTGCACCGATCAATGTTGCGGGACGGTCACCACCGTTGATGTTGTAACGGCTGGAGGCAATACCAGAGAAACCGCTGACACGCTGTTTATTGACAGGGCCGGTCATCAGGATCTTTGGAACACCACCGGAAGTCCACACTTGCTGAATCACATTCTTGAGAATGGTCTCAGTGAAAGTGCGGACGTTTCCGTCAGTACGTGCGCTGTTTGGCAGCGTGGTGTACGACGGGTTTGCACCGTTGGTCTGCATATCGACGTTGGTCTTGATAAACGCGCCCAGAGATGCCGTACCGCGTGCGGTGCTGGTGCTGCCAGCAGCAGCCACTGCACCGTTAAGCATGGTGAACTCTTGGTCACGTTTCAGTTCGGCGCTACGCTTGGCGATCTGGTAAGCCAGTTCGCTGCGACGGCCAGCCTTGTTAACCACCTCTTCAGTCGCGGACAAGATGATGGTCTTGCGCGAAATCTGAGCGTAGTTTTGCAGGCGAACGGTTGCGGTAACAGCGTCAAAAGAGGCGACATCGTCACCCTCAATCTGCTTGTTGGCTGCGGCTGCGGCCAGCGTGTCGGTCTGATACTCAAACAGCGAATTGCTGATTGACTCGCGTCCGATGTTGCTCATGTAAGGAGTTTCTTCGGGAGCGATATTGGTGATGATGTTGGACAGGTCTTCACGAATACCTTTGGCGTCAAAGGTGGTGAAAGTATTGGTAACGATACTCATGGTGTACTCACTTTAATAAAAGTTCAATTGCGGAGACCGCGTCTTGGACGCGGCCAGTTTTTGCAAGACGTTGTTTTGCACGCGTTGACTCGCTTGTCGTAGAGACTCGACCCGCTGCACCTGGCTTGGCTGGTCTTGGGCCATTGTTGGTCACCGGCTTGATGTTGCCCCGCTTGGACATCATCTGCTCGTACAGTGCCGCTTTACGCAACACGTTCACGACTCGGTGGTCAAAAATGTTCTTCAGTTCATCAGGTTGGAATCCGGCTTTCTGCCCGAATTCAATGAGTAGCGCCTTCTCTGCCTTGGCTTTAGCTGGGTCCTTCCACTCGGGTAGGACTTCCATCAATCTTTCCTGCTCTGTAGCAAGAAACGCCTGCATAGACTGCGCCTGTTCCTGGCGTGAGATTTCTGCAAGTCGCTGCTGTTCACTCTGAATAGCCGCGTACTTGGTCTGGTTCTCTCGCACTAACTCTTTCTGCCTCACCCACTCGATGGGATCCTCTTGGTAGAGGCGGTCCCAATCAATCTGAGGCTCTGCCGCCTGCTGAACTTGCTGCTCCAATGCTCCTAACAATTGAGCGTATTGCGCACGCTCGGCGCGGATGGCCTGACTCTCTTGCTCAACTTGCTTACGCACCTCGGCAATCTGCTGGGTCTTCCGCGTGTAGTCTTGAGTGCGTGAGTAACCTTGTTGGAGTTCGTCAAGCGTTACAGAAACTTCCTTACCGTCTACTTTGACGGTGAAAGTCTGCGGCTCTTCGCTCTCCTCTGATTCCTCATCTTCCTCTGACTGTTCGGTAGGCGTTTCATCGTCCGATGCGTCTGCATCACCGGACAATTCTTCATCTACCGCCGCCTCAGTTTCCTGAGATAACGCCTCGTCGGGTAACTTTTCTCCGTCTTCCGGAAGTATCGCCGTGAGTGCCTGGACTGCTGCGTCCATGTTGAGTGATTCTGTCATTTGTTAACCCGTTCTGCCGCACGTTGCGCCACTTTTGCGTTGTCTATGGTCTTTGTCAGTTCATTCTTGAGGTTCTCAATTGCCCTCAATATGGACCAGGCCATCTCGCGTTTTGCGGATTCCTCGGGTTTGCTGCTCTTGAAAATCCAGAGTTGGTCGTTCTCAATCTTGGTGATTGCCGTATTGAACGTCTCATCCTCTAAGAGTTCCTGTGCCTTGCGGCCAGCGCGAATTACTTGATCTGTCATGCCATTCCAGGTTGGTTGATGGTTTCCTCTCGATTCATGCTGGTGACAGCTTGAATCTCAGCGTTGCTAATCTGTGCGTTGTACTTTAACTCAATTTCATATTTCTTTAGTAGTCCATCCTGAGCCAACTGGTCACGCCGGAAATCATCATCGCGAATCATCTGCTCGCGCTTGAGTTCCAACTCAGCCGCCTTCTTCTGGATGTCTGCCTCGATGGACTTGGCCTGGACCTCGGCCAGCACCTCCTCGGGTGTCGGTTTGGGAGGTGGCGGCGCTGGCGGCTGGTAGTCGGCTGGGATGTCGTTAAAGAACTGGCTGGAGTCCTTGAACCCGCTAAGTTCCACAATTTTGCGCAAGGTGCTGGCGTACATCGATGGGCTTACTAGCGGGTTCTGTGGCCCAAGTTGAGTCAGTGCCTCCTGCTGCTTGGCGCTAATCATCATCAGAGCCTGGAGGCGCTCGTTTGTGTCACCGTTGCCCAGCCCAATGTTGATGCTCACGTCCATGTTGGCGTTCCAAGCGCGGGGATCGATTTCCACGAACTGGTCGCGCAGGCGAATCATGCGGGGCTTGTCCTGGTGAGTCACCATCAGGAACAGGATGCCCTTAAACAGCTTCTTCATGCCCTCGGCCATCATCCGCGCCGTGAGTTCGATGCGACCCTGGGACGCGCTGATGGTTGCGGCCACCGCCGCCTTGGTGCTGGACTGCAAGGCGTCAGCATTCAGACCCATCGCGGCCTTGCTCATGCCGGTGCGGTCCTCTTTAATCTGGTCGATGTAGTCCAGCATGGGGAACGCCGCCTGCCCGACAAACGGGCTGGAGAATGGTTGCACCATACCAGGGGCACGCATACGAATAATCGCGCCGGTCTCGTTGTTCAGCACGTCATCCATGTTGACCTGGCCCTCAACCACTGCGGTGCGGGGGTGGATGGACTGAGCCAATGAGTCCAGCGTGTTGCGTAGGATCTCGGACTTGATCTCTTGGATGTCGTGCGTGATGTCGAATATAGACATCGCCTCGATGGGGCTGGTATGTGGCTCGGGGTCGCAGGGGAAGTCCACAAACGGGATGTAGGACGCTGGGAGGTTACGCACGACCTTGTATCCGGAACCCATGCAGCAGATTTTCCGCAACTCGGGGATTCCATCACCGTCGTAGTCAATGCGCTCGTACGCCTCGATGTACAGGACGCGCCGCTGCATAGGGTTGGCGCTATCGGTCTGACCGATGGCAGTTGCCAGCGGCTGGCGTGCTAGATACTCTTCGTTATCGTCTAGGTCAGACGCTGTGACGTTGTCCAAAACCTCGTCCTCGTCGTAGCCCATCGCCACCAGTTCTGCAACAGTCGCCATCTTGCGGTGCGCAATCAGGCTGCAATCATCAAATGACCGCGCTCGGCGGTCAATCAGCAACTCCTCTGGCGGCACTGCCATGATCTTGATGCGGCCGTCCTTGGTAACGCGCTTGATCTGCACATCGTGCAACATGGGAGGCGGTGGGGGCGGAATCATCTGACCCGTCATAGGGTCAATCATTGGCTGCATGGGAGGTGCGTCTGGGTCAGGGTAAGAGACCACAATCTTGACCTCGGCCTGCTCCTGCATCAGTATTTGCAGGGTCTGGTCATCCAGGCCACTGAAGTCGGTGATCTCCACCTTCTCAGAATCCTCCCACCAAAATTTCGCAATGCCGCACTTGCGCACCAGGCTGTCTTTGAAGATGGCGTAGGTGGTCATAAAACCGTTGTTGTCACGGTTAAAGATGAAGTTCGCGTAGTCTGTGGCCTGCTTGGCGTACTCAACATCTGCCGGTGTCTCGGGGACGTACTCGACGGTGTTCTCGCTGGAGAAAAACACCCGCATCAGGCTGGGCATCATGGCGCTAACGGTGTCGCGCACCTCCATCGCCACAACCTGGGAGCGCCCGTCTTCCTCGTTCCCAAACGGGTCACCACGGTAGTAGGCCGTCCCCATCGCCCGTACAGGTGATATATCGGAATCGATATAACTGACGGCGTCGGTCAGGTCTTGCCCGATGATGGCCTCCAGTTCGGTGTCATCCATCGGCTCTTGTGCGGCCACGTCGGTGGTCACTGGCATATCGTTCATGTTCATACGGGTATCTTTCGTTCAATCGTTAAACCATTGTTGAACATATTTTGGCCGATATTTCATAAGCCAAGGCATTGCCTGGTTGGTTAATGCGTTGGCGTCCACGCCAACAGTCTGGCTGCCGACGTGGTGGACATAGGACGCGCTCACAAAATTCTTGTAACCCAGTTCCTCTAGGTCGGTGCATTGCACGTCATCCGAGAACCAATTTAGGGGTGGGAATGGGCATTGGGTAAAGGCATCTGCGCTAATCCAGGCAAATATGGGCGAGATCACGTCTGTCTGCCGAATCTTCGACTCGGACGTGAACCGGCACATATCGATGGCCTCACCCTCCGGATTCCAGCGAATATTCTGCACCTCACGCGCAGAATCACACCTAGAGGCCACCCACCCAGGGTTCAGACTCAGGTCGCTGATGATGTCCACGTCATCCAGCAGGACGCGATAGCTTGACGGGGTCAGAACAATATCGTCGTTAGCCACCACGACAGAGTCGAAATCCTTCAATGCGCACTTGATAATGTCGTTGTAGTCCTCGCCAAAGTTGCGGGGCTGGCCGATCATCTTCACGTCGGCGTCAAACCGATCCAAGACTGATGCCGGACCGCGCAAGTAGACCGGAATCTCGGGGCAGTATTCGCGGATAGACGCCAGCATCACCGCCAGGTTCTTACCGTGGACGGTGCTAATTGCAATGGGGCTTATCACTTCTTCCCTCCAAAGTACCTAGCGTGCATATCGGGCCTATTTTCGCGCAACCATGCTTCTGAATCCTGTTTGCACTTTTTGAAGTCATATCCAAATGTTTGCGAGCCAACATGGTGGAAATATGCGCGTGACACAAACAATCTAGACTCGTTTTTCAAATATTCCTCGCACTGTACATCATCAGAAAACCAGTCTATTGGCGCAATATCAACCCATGTTGACTTCTGACACCAGGCAAAAATTCCAGCCAGATAATCTGTTTCGACAATAAAGTTTTCGCTCTCATATGCAAGAGAACTTAGGCTGCCAGAACCAGTGCGAATATTCTGGTTTCCCTTTGCGTAGTTGGTCCTTCCTGCCACAAGACCAATCTTGTAGCCCATTGACTTTATGTGGCTCACGTCATCCATCAAGACGCTGTATGTGCTTGGGTTAAGGACTACATCGTCATCAATAGACACAAACTCCTCATGGGTCTCAAATATCTTGTGGGCCATGAAGTTATGTGCAGCGCCTCCAGTTTCATATGTGTGGACAAAGTGATGAACTTTGTGCTTTGGTAGAGACTGCTTGTTTGGGCTGGTTATGAAAACCTCAACATCATCAGGCACATACAACTCAATTGACTTGAGTAGCACCGGCAGGCACTTCTCATTTTTTGAGCATATTCCGATTGGCGTCACTTGGCCTTGTTCCTCGCGGATATGGCCTTGGACTTCGCCTTGGCGTCTGCCTTGCTTGACGCGCCCCAAGCGTTCAGACTCAGCAGCAACCTGGTCGGTTTTCCGTCCTTCATCTCAGGGCCAGAGTTGCCGGCCATCCGCGCTAGGAATGATGCCCGACGCGGGTTGTCTCCTGACTTCACTGGTGGCTTGATGTCCTGGCCTGCCGCCTTCAAACTGGCGCGGCCCTTAGCATTCAAACCGCCTTTTGGGTTCTGCCCCTCCTTGCGCTGCCAGGCCGCAGTCATTTCTTCATCGGCTTGGCCGTCTTAGCCGCCTTGCGAAAGTCGGCGGCGCTGGGCGCTGCCTTGCTGCCAACCTTGTTCATCTTCTCGCCGGAGCCAGCCGCGATACGCTTCTGCTTGGCATTGATATTTGCATAAAGTCCAGGTTTCGCCATCTTCATGTCAGTCCCCCAAGTTAGTGTCTACCGATTCCGTATCGCCGTCATTAGGCCCACCCACCACCCACGCATCGCAAGTCCGACTCGCCGCGCACTTGAAGTCAAAGATCTCGCAGTATCCAAGATCAGCGAGCGCAATCGTTCCCCAAGGGTCTGCTTCATTTCCAATTCCTTTCGCAATGCATTGCTTAATCGAGTCCTGCACGTTGAACGCCGCGCAGTTACCGCACAGGCTCTTCTTCGCGTCATCCACGCTCACGTCCCAGGTGTCAGCCTTCTTCTTCCAGTAGGC